CCACTTTAGAAAGGACTGATTTTATGGCTGAATTTACTGGCGTATTTGTTCAACAGGTGGCCGCCGGGCAGAATGTGGCCTTTACTGAGACGCCTGTCAGTGGCTCTAACTGCATTGTCCACCGGGATGGCGCTGGGATTGTCACCCTCCGCGGACAGACCAACCAGTGCCGCGCCCGCTACAAGGTCGTGTTTGGCGGAAACATTGCGATTCCCACCGGCGGTGCAGTTGGCCCGATTTCCCTGGCGATCTCCGTTGAAGGGGAGGCCCTGGGCAGCGCCACCGCTACGGTGACCCCCGCCGCAGTAGGCGATTTCTTTAATGTATTCGCTGCGGTATTTGTTGAGGTTCCGCGCGGCTGCTGCGTGACGGTGGCAGTACGCAACATCAGCACAGAAACGATTGAGGTCAGCAACGCGAACCTCATTGTTGAACGCGTAGCCTGAAAGGAGAGGATAGCATGAAAGCGCTATACGAGCAGAAGGAAAAATTCGAGATGGAGCTGGAAGAGCTGGCCCGGAAGGGTGAACTGGGTGCGGGCGATCTGGAGCTGGCCCACAAGCTCACTGACACCATTAAGAATATCGACAAAATCTGTGCACTGGAGGATGACGAAGGCTATAGCCGGGCCGGCGATTGGGAGGCCGATATGCGCGGTACTTATGGCCGCGGCTCCAGCTACCGTGGACGCAAGCGGGACTCTATGGGACGGTATAGCCGGGATGGCCGCATGGACGGTTATAGCCACCACAACGCCAGAGAGTCTATGATGGGGCTGGCCCGCGAAATGATGGAGAACACATCCAGCGAGAGAGAGCGCGAAGCCATCCGCCGGTTTATGACTGAACTGGAACGGGATTGATAGGGGGTGACCCCTTTGCTTGACCGCAAGGAGATAGATATTGAGATTGCCCGACTGGAATATGGGGAGAGCAGTTACCCAGCCTACGCTAAGCTTGCTAACCTGTATACCATTCGGGATCGGATGGACAGGGAAGTGCATCCAGCACCATACGAGGTATCCTACTCCGCTGCTCCGGCAGCCCTCGAGGATTCCTCGGTAGTTGGGGAATATGGAGACAGTGATTTCCTGCGGGCTGCCTCCGGTGTTGACCAGCACGACGCCTGGGCGATCATGGATGACCTGATGGACACGTTGCACACCGTCAATCCTCGCGTGTACGAGGGTGTAATGCGCAAAATACGGGCACTATAAATCTAGGCCCCCAAAAGAAGGGGGCCTAGACTTTTTTGCCCACTCGAAAAGACCTCAAAGGCGGCTCTTTGATCATATACATTAAAATTCAGTTCAACGATATTTAAATGGTCGGAAAATTTCCACCACCATTTCCACCGCCTTATGTTCCGTAATATGCTGTTTTTTGCTTTTATGATTATATGTTAGAGAAAAATAAAAATCCATGAAACCCTTGCGATATCAAGGATTCCATGGACTTCTTCTTTCGCCCTACAACCGGGCGTTTTGGTGGAGACGACAGAACTCGAATCAGTTTGTTTTTTAATCCTCTCGCCTTAGAGCCGCAATGTATATAGTTTAGCCAGTTTTTCGACTTCCACCACTATTCCCACCAGTGCCATCTAAGAGCGCAATCCCGCTATGCAACACTGTTGCATCTGTATGTGTATAAATATTAGCCGTTGTTTGGATGTCCGAATGCCCCATAAGTTCCTTTGCTACATTAAGCGGAACACCTGCACGTTGTAGATCTGTGCAAAAGGTATGCCTCAGGCAGTATGGGGTCAAATCCTTTGATACAGGGCCTAGCGTCCCCAGCTCCTTGCGGAAGCTTTTCCATGCCCTGCGCATGGCGCTCTCAGTTTGGATAACCCCATTTTGGTTCGGAAAAACCAGGGCGAACGGTTCGCCTTTTGCCTCCTTAAGCCGCCAGCCGAGGTCACTATGGATGGGGATGTCCCGTATACCTGAACTTGTTTTCGGGCCTTTTACATCTCTGGAGCCGCTCTCTTTCGCTGTGTGGACGTGTATCTCGTTATGCTCGAAATCCACATCTGACCAAGTAAGGGCTGCCGTTTCTCCTGGTCTCATACCAGTATATAGTAATGTGAGCACCCATAATCCGGCCCGATGGTGCTCAGCAACAGCCAAAATGGCCTTGCGCTCGTCCTCAGTGATAGAGCGTCTTTTCCCCTCATGATAGGTGGGCAACTCCAGCAGCTCGGCTGGATCGTATGGGATAAGGCGGGATTGTCTGGCCCTGCGGAACATCTCCTGCAACACCATGCGCAGTTTTTTTACATGGGATGCAGAGCGCCCGGCCTGCCCGTTAAGGATGCGCTGGAGGTGCACGTCTTTAACATCCTTCAATTTCAAGTGACCAATAGCGGGCTTGATATAGTTATCGTACTTTTCATCGTACATTTTCAACGATTTAGCTGTGAGCCCTTTTGGCTCCTTGTAGAGCTCCAGCCATTGCTTATACCAGGCGTTGACAGTCATGGAGCCGCCTACGGTTTCCTCACCGCGCTTTGCGGCGGCCAGCTTGTCCGCTAGCTTTTGCAGTGCCTCCAGCTCCGTTTTCCCGGTAGCTTCATACTTTTTCCCATTGTAGCGAGCCGTTTTTCTGATGTAATCCATTGACTTTACCCCCCATTCTGGTAAAATAGAGGGGTGATATGGCGGCCAAACCTTATCACCCCTATGTGAGCCGTCCCTGGTGTTCCAGCACCGGGGGCGGTATTTTTATTGCGCTTTTTTCAGCTTCTCCATTTCGCGGTTCAGCTTCTTCACCATAGCCTCCAGGGCGGTGATCCGAGTGTCTATGACCTCCATATCGTCCAAGCGCTCCAGTTTCTCCAGGATGGCGCTCTGGCCCTCTGCGAGCAAATTAAACCGCTTTTCAAATTTGGTTTCCATCATCATTACGGTGTTTTTGGTGATGCGCTGTTCAGCGTCCGCGATAATGGATTGGATTGCCCGCAAATCTTTTTCGTCCAGCATGCATAAAACCTCCTCGGGATTTAGTTATCAATGCTTTAATGCAGAGCAAATAGCTCCTGCTATCAGCGCTGCTGCAATCAAAAGGCCACATACTGCTGCGCCTATATTTGAAGGGATACAGCCAAACCCACCCAGCAAAAGAACAATAGTTAAAACGATATACCATGCACGCTTGTAAAAAGGTTTATATGGCTTTTGTATGGGGGCGTGCTCAGCAACCGAAGAGCGGGCGCTTTTTCTCTTGTGCTTTCCACCTATGCGGGAGGCGTAGGACATACCTGTACCAGGCGCAGAAACTCTCGTCGTTACTCCGGTTTTTGTGTTAATAGACACGCCACCAAACTTATTTCCAACACTGATTCCTGTGCTTTTCTTCCCCAGATTCAGCTTTACTCCTGGGGCTATTTTTATGCTCTTCCGAAAGCGGAATCCCATAAAATCACCTTACTTTACACATTTCTCGCAAGGAGTGAGGCCCATATCGGTAGCAGTCTGCATCGGCACTTCAAAATAAGTTCCTCCGTTGCACGTGCTATCATAATGGTACTTTTCGCCTGTCCGGGTGATATAAACCGGCCTTTCGGCGGCGGGAGTATCCAGGGTCACGGTAGACGTAGCACCATCCCATCCCACCTCTAATCCAAGCGCATCAGATACGGCGCGAACAGGGATATATGTAGTCCCATCAATGGCAAACGGCTCTACAGCTTGCCCATTAGCGTCTACAAGAGTTACCTGCTTACCATCTAATGTAACTTTGATATCGTTGTAATCAAGAGCTACTGTTTTCTGCCCAACCGTAGCCGCCGCAGACCCGACTAACCCTACAACAGCAGCCGTAACGATGCAACCGGACACAAAACTTTTGATATTTCCCTTCATAATATATTCCTCCTTCTATTACCGCCCTCCAGCGGTTGGGTTACTAAAAATACAATTCTGCTGCTAGATTCCCGTGTGTGTACCAACAGACAGCTTTGCGCATAAAATCCTCTGGGACTCCAAAATGTTCAGCTAAAGAGTAAATGTCCGTGCACCCATCGGCTACAGCTTCATCTAAATCATCCTCTGATATGTAATTTTGAACGGCCCACTTCCAAGCCTTATACTCGTGTTTCTCAACTAAATCGAATGGACTACATACCTTATGCGTGGCTCCTGTGGACGCATGGCCGCCTTCGTGAGCAACGACAGAAACCTCATCTCTAGAAGAAGGGATATTGTCGAAGTCCATAAATATCCCATACGTCCCGCCCATTTCTAGCGTGACAGCCTTATCGTCTTTCAAATCCCACATATAGAATTTAGTTCCAGACTGGCTGAGTTTCTGATAAAGCGCTAAGAGCCTATCCATAGGCTATTACCCTTTCTCTTTTTCGATATCTGCCTTCATAAAGCGAGCCATCTCAAGGAGCATTTTTTTCTTTTCATCAGGGAGATCTTTGGATTCTTCATAAAAGGCATAGGTGAAATCATCAAAGCCTATCTCGCGCTCACCCTCTTGGGTGGGCGCTTTTTCTTTTTCTCCAAGTCCGGTCAACAAATAATCCGTTGTTGTTTCAAGATAATCGGCTATGACTTCTAAGTTCTTCATTCTTGGAGTTGTTTTTCCAGTATTCCATAAAGAGTAGGACGCGGAAGTTATTCCACAATCTTGATAGAAGTCTCGTTTTGAAATCCCTTTCTCAGCGAGCAAACCGTTGATTCTGCTGACGATTGGCGAATTACCCATAATACTCTCCTCCAGTTTGGTAAAAACGCCGCCTAGCAAACACTAACTTATTCTTGACAATCAGAAAAACTTAGTATATACTAGTTTTTGAAGCGAGGGCAAAGAAAAACCTAGCCAACGCAAAATCGGGCTTTGCATAATATAAGTTGTTGGCACTTCCTATATTAAGCTAAGTCTATCGGATTGTCAAGTGAAACTTAGTGTTCGGAGGTGAAAAAATGGGGTTCCGTGATGCGCGTATCTCGGCAGGGCTGTCTGTGAGTCAAGTTATGAAAAATATAGGTGTATCAGATGCCGCAGTATACCAATGGGAAACCGGAGTAACTAGGCCAAACGCCAAAAGACTTCTTGAGATTGCTCGATTATATGGTGTCACTGTTGATGATCTTCTCAGCGAGCATGATACCAAAGAGCAAGTCCAATAAACCGGACAATAAAGCCCCGCCCACCCCGGGGGGGGGGGGGCGGGGGGGGGGGGGGGGTGGGAGGCCAATC